GATGCCGTTGACAAATCATAACGAATACCAAATGTATTATTCTGAGACAGTTGCGTTATAATATTCTGGCTTTCTGCTTGCAACAATGTATTTCTAAATGAAGCAAAAACTGCCGTAGCAATCCAACCAGTAGGTACTACATTCGAAAGAGATATTGCGCCGTCATTTGTCGCGGTAAACTGTGTTCCATTACCATAAACAGTTTCTACATAAGCCCACATGGTCTGTGAAAGATTTAACGGATTAGAAAATTCAATAGACGAACCGGCATTAATATAGAGTGCATTCGTGACAGAAGTTGAGCCGATGACTTGCGGAGTGCTATGACTATCTACTAAGAATCCAGTACTAGAACTTGTATTTGAATTTACTAGTCCCCAAGATAATCCCGACAAAGAAAACTGGGTGTTGTTAGCATAATAGAAAATTTGATAATCGGCATTTAACAGCAATGGTTCGATATCTTGTTGCAATATATCAGAGAACGATTTATTGGTCGGAAGTGGTTCTGTAACAATACCATTATAATTTTCTTCGTATAGTACGCCGTCATCGCCAAATTCTACTGTGCTTGAATATATTTTAGTTGGATCTAAGATATCAATATATTGCGAATGCCCAGAGTATGTTCTATTCACTGCTTTAATTTTTAGAATGCTTTGGCCTTGGATTAATGGCAAGCTGTTGTAGTCTTGTCCATTGACCATACGATTTTGCGTGTAGTAAACTGCCGACGCATTTTGCTGCGCTGATTGAACTGTTTCTGTTGCGGCACTATTATCAACTGCCGTCTGCAATGAGAAGTTAACTGTTAGATTAAATTGCTGTGTTGTACCGTTTACAGAGTTTGAAGTATATGGGAATGCAACAGACACGCCGCGCATATCAACCGGACGTATTGTATATACTAAGCCGTTCGACTGACGATACCAGAATCTAAAATTTCCGGTTGGAATCGTAGCAAAGTTTCCGTCTCCAAATGCTAATGTGATTTGATCGTTGTCATTAGTGATTACATTAAACAAATTTCTGATCAAGTTTGGTTCATCATTATAAACTAGATTATCAACTTCTACCCAGTCTGCAATATCATTTCCGTTATCATCTACTTGTGATACCCAAACATCGGTATCATTTATATTTTGCGATGTTAATGCGACTTGGCGATTTACAACTGCCAAATCAAAAAGGTAATCTTCATAACGTAGAGTTCCTTGTTTAAAATACAAGAAGAAACCAGTGTTAGCACTAGAATTTCCAGAGCCATCATTCATATAGAGAATATTTTTTTGAATATTCGGATTTGGAATTTGTTCTACAATCGTGGATGTCGTAGTATTAAACGTAGGATTAACTACTTCAAAGTCCATAGCTTGACCAGATACAGGAACAGAAAATGCATCCGCTGCTGATAAACCAGTAACGTTGTTTAGTGTGTATAGTTGCGACGGAATATTATTAATCGTCGCTGCTTGAACTGGATTGCCGAATTGATTTGACGCAATAAATGAAGAATTCAATACTAAAATAAACTGTTCATACCAATCTGGATTTGACGGATCGTTCCAAAGTATAACTTGATTTGATAAATTATTGCCATTACTATCAAAAACATTTTGTGTTGTCGAAACTGAATTTAATTTTACTACGCCAGATGCACATTGATTACGATGAATGTTGTAGTTCAACATAGATGCAAAATTTATAATGCTTTGACGACGGGTCGCAGTGTCTAAGATATTATCTCGGGCATTCAAGTCTACACGATAAGCTAGTGTTTCTCCCAGGTATGCTAGAAGATCCACTATAAACATAAATTCCGAATTTTGTGAATAGTCTGAAAAATCTTCTGGATATGTTTGCTGAATGTAATTCAACATTGCTTCTTTTATCGTCGTAAAAGAATAAGACTGGAAGTTGATATTTTTAAAGGCCTGAAAAGCCGATTCCCAATTTTCTGCGATAAACAATTCCGACTGACGGATATTTTGCTGAACCACGATTATTCTCCTATGTCATTGTTTGCAAGGCTCTGCAAAAAGTTCTGTGTAAAAGTTTGAGCTACGTTCATGCCAACGTAAAGTAACTGCGCTTGTAATACAAATCCAGGGTTTGTTGGGTCGGTTGAAGCAGTAACCGAGATAGACTGTACTTGAACTCTCGGCTCACTATTAAAAATATCCATGCAATTTTGCTTAATTAAATTAAAACTAGCGTCTGTAGCTGGCTCGAACAACATGTCCCAGGCAATACAACCATATGAAGGATCCGTCATAACTTCTCCTTTACGTGTATTGAACGCATTATTTAAGTCTTGATTCACTAAGGCGGCGTCAAAAAGTGTTGATAACCCGTCGCCCACTACCGTGGAATAACCCTGATATCTACGATTTTTAATAGGTGTTGTCATTGTTACTTTCTTAATAAAGTCTTATTAGATATTTATTGCTTTAAAATGCATGTTTTTGTAATTGACAACTGACCTCATTGTGATATGTTGAATACATGACATTATTCAACAAAATATCAGATAACGTTTGGGAGATTGGCGTAATTCCAGAAGATATTGCGCTCCTGCGTCATCAAATTTCAGAAAATTACCCTACTGCTACATTAATTCCTATAAAAGAAGATAGATTTGAGAGTGTAGAAGTAAGCGAAAATGACATATCTTGTAGCACTGGCGGAAAGAAGATGATATTTAATGTATCGTTTCTTGACGAAGCTGATGAAGCATGGTTCGTTATAACTGCCGGAGATACTATTAATTTACCGTTAACAGAAATACGTCTTTATGAGATAGAACATAGAAATTTTGGATGGCGTAATACTGATATAGGAACAAGATTTTCTGCATATTATGATACCAAAAGACCTAGATGTAGTAATGAAGCCTATAACGCCACCAGAGACGAGCAGCTTGCTTGGTTTCGTTCAAACATGGCCGTTAGGTGAGGTCAGATTTTAGGTTGACAATCTTAAAGAATATGTTATGATCTGCTATGACTAAAAATCAGAAAATCAAACGTCTAGAAAAAGCTTGGTCTCTACTAAAAGAGATCGAAGAAGGATCGCCAGAAGTCAATAGATTGCTCGATGCAGAATATCCCGAATGGTTTGATAAGCTTTCTATAGCTATGGGTTCTATTCTTGACGCAAAATATGAACTTTCTAAGGAATAATATGTCAGATACTATAATCATATGCATTGTTTTATGTGTTTCACTTTTGCCTATTATTAGTTTAATTGTTTATGAAATCTATACTGACTCCGATCATTATCATAAAAAAGTTAGTGCTAGAATTCATAAAGAATTAGAAGATATGTTTATTCCAAGATTTCAGTCTTGCGTCAAAGAAGCAGAAAAAATTGTGCAAGAACGCAAAGAAGCTGTAAGAAATAATGTTATTCCATTTAGAAAGAAGAAATAATGTCCATCATAACATTCTCGAAGGGCAATGAAACTAGCTACTGGAAGGGTTACTGGATCGCTACATCTGTACGAGTTATAGAACAGATACAATATCCGCATCATCCATTTCCGTCTATAAGTGCGGGCGACAGTGATGTGCTTATGTCTTATTTTGAAACATTATATGGCGAAAATAATTTCTACTATTGCAAGCGTGACGTAGAAAATAAAGAGATATACGGCAATCGAATTATATGGGGCATTAAATTCAAAAATGATGCTGATGAAGCTGCATTTATGTTACATGCTAATAATGGCATTGAAATATGATATTACGTTTTGATAAGATGAAGATTAACAAAGTTTCAGAATTTAGTTCTTTGCGTAATGTTTGGCGTATCAATTATCGTAATTGCGAAAACACATTTTTTACTAGTCGTTATGCTAGTAAAATTATAACCCTTATAAAAGATCAATTCCCAGCGTGTCATATAACTGATGAACTTACACTAATGGGAATTAAAATTCATGTATCATTAAATGATGTGGACGAAGCATTCTTTATGCTTTGGGCTAGTGGTGGATTAGAAATATGAGAATTTATGCACGTAAGAGAGAGAGAGAGAGAAACATTTGGCAGATATTGCCAGAAAATGCTACTATTGTCGATAGAACGTTTACACAGGCTCTTGCTGAAATTATTGTATCAAAATTAAAAGAACAATTTAGTGGTGGTTATTTTAGAATTACTAAATTAGTAGATTGCGGTTCGCTATACAATCGTTCTATTACTGTAAGTTTCAAAGATCCCGCAGATGAGGCATTCTTCATTATCAAATCTAGTGACGGTTTTGAAATATGATCCGACATTTTATAAAAAGTGAAAATGAACCATTGACATGGTTTTTAGAGGATCCTCATCAACGAGGAACTACGGCATGTATGGCATTGACGATAGCTAAGAAGCGTTGCTTAGAATTGCAAAAATATAACTTACCAGTATCTTTTTCGTACCCTTCTTTAGACAGAGTTTATCCATACAATATAATTTTAAAATTTAATAATGACGCAGATGAAGCAGAATTTATTCTACGTTTCAGTGATGGTATAGAATTGCCTAGCTATGCTTCTACCTAGCAAAAGGTTCATGGGTCGGAGCCTGAGCTACTGTTGTAGTCGGACTTCCAATGGCCGGAGGAACTGCTTGTTTGCCTAAGCCGCTTGGTGTTATAGAATTGATCTGTGTACCGCCATATAAATTCAAACTATTAGATGCGCGTAAACTTAAATCTCCTGATGTGGATTGAATGTTCACTGACGGCGCCGAAATATTTAAAATTCCCGACGGTGATGAAAAATTTATATGTCTTCCTGCTGAAAAATTTATATCTTGTCCTGCGCCAATATTGAAATCTCCTGCTGCATATGCATAGATATTGCCGTCATTATTCAATTCCATCCAAGTTTTACCATCTCTAGAAATTGCATAGATATGTCCGTCGGTTTCGCTTATCAAAAGTTGCGCGCCAGATTTTGTTCTGATGCGTATTAACTGTGTTCCCGATCCATCGTCCATTACAAACTGGTTTCCACCTGGAGATAACCAACCCTGCACAGTAGGAGTTTCATCGCGCCATACTGAAGATGTTCCTGCGCCACGTAATGGATCGTTTGATAAGCCCTGTAGTTTAAGGCCATTGAATAGCGGCGTATATGTTGGGCGTAATGGATTTACTTGTGGGTTTCCAGTTTGACCAGAGTATACATTCATTTCCGCAACTGGTCCAGATACTCCACCGTAAGATTTATCAGAACCAATTCCTGGAATCATATGGGTAAGTGTATCTTTTAAAATACAAGCGAACCAGTATCCTTGTGTTTCATCGCCATTAGCAAAAGCTACGAGAACAAAATTTCCTGTATCTGGTGGCACTGCAAAGAAGCCATATGATTTTTGTGTTCCGTCAAAACTTTGAACTGCTTGTCTACTAACTTGCGCTATATCTGTAGACCCAGCAAACGGAGAAGCATACATTACAGAAATCCAGTTTTCAGGAAGCTGCTCATTCGTATTTGAATTCATAAGCCAAACTAAAACTTTACCGTTATGCGTAGCATCTGCAGTTGACTTAATTTTAGCCATCTGAATTTTATTGAAATCTATCGACGGATTCCGTTGCAGCGTACCTTTAGATCGTCTTGTGCCTGTTGACATTTATTTCCTTACTGAAGTCTTGTCTGATATTTATTGTTTAAAAATGCGTATTTTTGTGGTTGACATTTAACCTAGATATGCTATCATGCGTCTATGACATTTGAAATTATCAACGAGAACTTCGAAGAAGCACTAGCTAAAGGCTGGTTTGCTAAAGCAACTGCTGTTCATCTCTATAACTTGCCACTAGTTAAAGTAGTTCCTGCTATGCCTAAAGCAACTTATGTTAGTCTCGATAACTTGCCCCTCATTAAAGTAGTTCCTGCTATGCCTAAAGCAACTAGTGTTCGTCTCTATAACTTGCCGCTCGTAAAAGTAGTTCCTGCTATGCCTAAAGCTACTGATGTTAGTCTCGATAACTTGCCGCTCGTAAAAGTAGTTCCTGCTATGCCTAAAGCAACTTATGTTAATCTCTATAACTTGCCGCTCGTAAAAGTAGTTCCTGCTATGCCTAAAGCAACTAGTGTTCGTCTCTATAACTTGCCGCTCATTAAAGTAGTTCCTGCTATGCCTAAAACAACTTATGTTCGTCTCTATAACTTGCCGCTCGTAAAAGTAGTTCCTGCTATGCCTAAAGCTACTGATGTTCGTCTCGATAACTTGCCCATCGTTAATGGATTTGTTAAATTAAAAGATTTGACGTGGATTACTTTGAATGCTGATAAGATAAAAGGACTACAAAAGACATATGATATTAAAACACGAGAGATATCTTCGTATAAAGAATATACGATTAGATTTAAAGATGAAGCTGATGAAGCTGAATTTGTTATGAGACAGAGTTAAAAACTAGATAAGTTGTCTGTATTTTGCACTATACTTCCATTATATGATATACCAGATGAACTTGTCTGATCTAATATAGGATCGACTGTAGTTTGAACTGCTTCTGCTTGAAAGCTTCTATTCATAGCTGCTTGAATTTCTTGCTTGAATATTCCATTTTCAAATGTAGACGTAATCATCTGTGCTGTATATAGTGTATTAAACACTGATGCTGAATTGAATACCATTAATCCTGTATTATCATCTATCTTTTGTGGCGGTTTAAATTTCAAATAAAAACATTGTTCGCCGGATTGAAATACTGCATATTGTCTTTGTTTTTTTCTTAGTGTTGTATAATCTATGCCATTATATATCGACGCCAATTCTTCTGAATTTATTCCGAGCCAAAATGGATCGCCACGAATTATAAGATTGATATTTGCCATAGAAGAAATACCCGGCTTTCCTGCTGACATATTAATAAATGAATTATCTGCTAGATAGCCAAAAATAGATAGTTTCGCGGTAGAAGCTTGATCGCCGGCAAATGAATAACCCTTAGTAATTTTTTCATGCTGGGCATAATCTCTATCGGGTTCTCTTTTTGCGAAGCTTTCTATTGATAATGATTCCGCAGGATAATCTTCGAGATAGCTAGTTATTACAGGAGAATCCGGACGATTCGCCGTCAATGCAAATGGCGTTGTCTGATTACTATTTTGAATAACTTGCGATTTATCCGGGAATGGAACATACGGCAATATATTATCAATCGGCATTGTATTCGGAGCTTGATTCGAGGAAGTCTGTGGAGCTAACAATGACAAAAATAACGGAGCAGAGTCCGTAAAAATCGAACTGAAGTCAATATTAACATCTAGCACACTTGTATTTTTTCCCGTGAACAAATATTCATAACCCTTTATAAAAAGATTATTAGACATAAGTTGTTGCACTTCTTGTTGACCGCCAGGAACTTTTGTTAAGATACTATTTCGTGAAACAACCTTCGGAACAATAGTAACAGTATGTGTTTGTGTATATGAGTTTGTTACTGGATCAAATAGATCATTTACGGTAGACGCATCAAAGTGAAAAAAGTTTGTAAACTCTGAATTATTAAACTCGGCTTGCGAAGGATCTGCAGCAGGACAAACAAATTTATATGCTTCATTTGTATTGCCTAAGATAGCTGTCAATACTTCAAAAATATCTTTTCCTGGCTGAACAATTATCTCAAACTGAGTTGCGCTTCCTGAGGCCGGCGTAACTTCAAATTGTCTTTGTGTATTAGCATTTAAATTTGATGCCATAGTCCACATAGAAAGTTTTCCTAGTTGCGAGTCGCTGTTTTGTGGAATGAAATTATAAACATGACGAAGACGCTTCGGATCATTCTTACTACCGGCAGGAGTATAGTTTGTTCCTTCTGCGGCGATATCAGATGCGTTAGTCAATGCTTTTGCGAAATTGTTTAAAGTTTCGACAAGAGTTTTTCCCTTCGTGAATTTAATTGTCTTGGCAATTTTACATCTAACATCCTGTTGAACTTGTTCATTTTGCCGTGAGAATTCTAACGTGTAATGTGTTCCGCCTTTTTTTAAGTCC